ACTATCATTTCGTATAAGCTAGTCTGTTCGATTTTTAGGGCCTTCCCCATTCTTGCGGACAGTGGTCTGTCTGATATATTCGAGTCTAGATTGTCTACTATGTCTTTTTTAAATAGTACGTCTGCCATATCTAGCCTCCAAAGTTCGAGTGAACTTTGATTTTTCCGTTATCATTGAAGTATACTTTTTTTACTTTTTTTAGGACTCCGTTATCGTTGTACCACAGTCTAGTCTGTTGGACTCCTCCTACAGGTTCCTTCAAGTCTGCGAGAATTGTGTTGTCGTTCTCGTCTCTTAGCTCTGTATCATCATCTACAAGCAGAGGTTCTTCGTATGGCTCTGTGTAGGTATTGTATGCAATCTTTGCTTGGTCTGCCGGTGTTGTTAAGCTTACGCTTGCAAAGTCTGAGACCGTTCCGTAGTTATCTACTATACGAACTCTAAAAGTGTAGCTTGTCTCCGGTACTAGATTACTAAGTTTCAGGCTTGTTTCTGTGCCTAGGTTGCTCCAATTGTTTCCGTCAAAAGAATACTGATAGAAATACGAACTTGCTCCGTCTTTGATTTGAAATCCATTCCAACTGAATGTTGCTCCGAATGGATTCAAATCCGAATAGCTCACAGAACCCTTGCTCGGCTTGTCTGGTTTCGCAGTTGTAAAGCTTACGCTTGCTCCGCCTGATGCCTGACCGAAGTTATCTACGATTCGTACATAGTGCGTGTATGTTGTGTTAGGGCTTAAGCTTGATAGTATAATGCCGTCCCCTTTTCCTCTGTCTGTCCAATCACTACCGTTCCATGATGTTTGATAGTAATAGTCAGAAGCACCATTTGCTATGCTAAAGTTTTTCCAATAGATGTAGGCCGAATTGTATGTGATTCGACTTGCATATACACTTCCTGAGCTTGGACTGTTAGGTTTCTTAGTTGTAACGCTTCTACTGATCGCACTTGTTAAAGTTGTGCCTTGTGCTCCTTGATATACAACATAGAAGTATATGGTGTAGCCTGTATTTGGACTCAGTCCATCCCAGCTTCCGGAGCCTCCTATTCTTGCATCGTTTCCAAGTATTGCTCTGATGTTGTAAAAGTTATTCGGATTCGAGCTTAGTGAAGCACTATAGCTTACGTTTTGATAGTTATTCGACCACACACTTGGATTGCTTACACTAGGCAGTGCAATCGTTGCAGTTTCTGTTTGGCTTCCTGATGCAGCAGTGTTTCCGAAGCTTGTACTAAATTTTAGATTTCTTGAATCTGTTCGACTTGCGTTGTTAAACGTATATTCTAATCTACCGCTTGCCATCTCCCATTTTCCGGGTCCTTGGTGGTTGAAGTTTACTGTGTGGCTTTTGCCTCCAAAGTTTAGAACAGCTCCGTTCCATTGAATCGTGTTGTAAACTGAAGCTAAAGCTATGTAGATTTTATAGTCGATAATGTGCTTTACATTTGGATAAGTTCCCGTGATGGAGTTTGTGCAGTCTACGACGAAATCGACACCGTCTAGTCCTCCGTTATATGTTGCCATGCTCTATCCCTCCAATTGTATTTGGTTCTGCCACTCCAATTTTGTACTTAATCTCTTGTCTTGCCTCAAGTTCTGCTTGTTTGGCTTCCAATGTTTGGATCATCTGTAGAAGCTTTCCGCCCTCGTCTTCTCCCAGTTTGTCCTGAATGAATTTCATGAAATCTAAAAACTGGGCGTTCATTCCGTCTGTTGGCAGCTTGATCATTCCATCTATTGTTAGACCGCATAGGTTTTCGTCCAGTCTGGTATCTATGATATCTCTAGCCTGAATACTTTCTGCGTTTGCCGGAACCTGGATAATGGCCAGAATGATTTCGTATTGACTGGCGCCTCTAACGGCATAAGTTGGTTTTGTTCCTGATCCCTTTACGTAAGTCAGTTCGCATTTGTTTGTGTTCTTTGAATAGCGTACTGATATATAGTCATAGCGGAGTGTTGTTGAGGCTGTGTCTACTGTGAAGACGACTTCTGCATCGTTTCCATAGGTGATTCCTCCGCCCCCGTTTTCTGCGGTTAATAGAAAAGCGTAACCGGGAGTAATGCCGACTTTCATTCCTCCGTTTGCTTTGACCCTCAGATCGTCTGCGGTTACGTTAAAAATTCCGCTAGTTCTTCCTACATGAAAAAGACGAACGTCTTCCGCATAGTAATCTGTGTCGTCTAGCGGGTAAGCTCTTTGCGTCATTGTAAAACCTCCCGACTTTCTATATTTGTAGTAATTTCGACTTGTGTGTCTGTGTTGGCTTCTTCTATGAATTTCAGTTCTGTTACTCGAGCCAAGGCTACGATTTTGTATTGATTGCTTTTCACGACTACTATGTCTCCTAAGTCGTAGTCTTTTCCAAGTTCTGCTATTTGTGAATAGGGGTCCAGCTCAAACTCAAACTTGTAAGCATCCTTGTTTGCATCTGCCAGTTTCTGCTGACCTCTCTGTTCGAGCATGGCCCGATATTCTTCCCAGGTGTATTGCTTTTCGACTCCGTCTTCTTTGTATTCGCCTTGTATGTCTCTAGCGTCCACATAGAGTTCTCGAATGTCTTCTTCCTTGTTGGATCGGATATCTACAATAATACTTTTTCGGTATGATCCAGTATCTTCTCCGAATACGTAAGCTACATTTCTATACTTGGATAAATTGATTTCATAGCTCTGACTTTTTATGTTTCCCAGGTCGTCACTGAATATTGCGTTTCGCTTTAATTGTCCCTGATATATCTCTAAATAGTTGAGCTTTCCTTCATGTACGATTTCTCGCCATCCAAGTCCTCCCTTTTGGCAGTAGTCCTCGAAGTCGTCTGCTAGTGTACTATATGAAGTATCACTTCCGGACTTGATCGCTGGCTTTAGCCCTTTAGGAGTGCCGACAGTAATGTCTAGCCCTCTTTTGTTTTCTTCCACCAACTTCAAAAGAGAAGCCTCTATGTTTCGAATCGTTGCTGTCCCCAGATTGATTCTAGCAGATAGATTATCCAGTGAACCTCTGACCTCGATCGCCTGATCTTGAATCTGTACACCTGTAATAAAGCCTATCTCGTTTCTATCTGTACAAACTATTCGATTTCCTTCTACCAAGTAAGCGTCGTTGTCTGTTGTCCTTCTCGCGTGTATCTCGAATGATCCACTTGAATAGTATTTAGGCATCCATTGGATGCTTGTACAGTTCTGAAGCAACGCCTGCTTTCTTCCTTCTTTATCGTAAATAAAATACTGCATATCTATACTCCTGCGACTGTGTCGTCAAATGAAAGCCTTACGTCCAGCGAGCTTTCGTTTGTGCTGGCGCTGTATCGGATTACATTGTTTCCCGGCTTCAATTGAAAGAAGTTGCTTGTATAGGCCATGTAGCTGAAAACATTTGTTATTTCGTCTCCCTGGATTAAATGACAGTATCTCTCATTTTCATAGGTGCTGACCTCTAGTGTGTCTCCGACGTTCAGTGTTAGTTCTGGAAAGTTAATATTTTCCTGAGTGTCGACCTGCGTGATTCGTGGTCCTTTGATTTCATCCGCCTCTGCAGTCATCTGAATGATGAAGCCCGTATCGAGTGAGCCCTTGTTGTATATCTGCTTTAAAGGCTGATAATTACGAGTGCTCAATTTAAAAGGTGTTTTGCTTGGATAACTTCTCCTAAATCTGTGCAGGGCTGTTAAAGTGTTGAAATCTGTTATATTTGAATCGATACTTCTTGCGTAAGGATATGACGCTCGAAGTGATATCTGGAAATTCTGCCAGGTTACACCATTTCCTATTTCAGGAGTTTTCTTGGGGCTTACTTTCCAGTAAACGTCCAAGTCCTCCTTTGTGTTTATCAAGCGCAAAGTAGCAGCTACACCCGGGAGTATAACTGCTAGTAATCTTTTTCTTTTCTGAGGATCGTATTTGAATCGACCGTTCAGTGTGATGTCTTTCGCCTCGATAGATACGCCGGTAATGCTTGAACCCACCTGATTGCTGACGGTTGCCTCTGATAGGCTGATACTGTTTGAGGAAAGTCCATCAATGGATGTGATACGAATTCCACTATCTGCTGAAAGCTCGATAGCGTCACCCTTTTCGTTTGTATATATTACTTTTATGCCCATTCTAACCTCCTCATCATGTTCTGTGTTTCTGATGCGATTTCACTCGGTGTTAAAGCTTTAGCTGAATTGATAGTCTGCTCAACGTTGTAAACTGTTGTGTTTCCTGTGCCTAGTCCAAAACCTCCAGGATTGCCTTCTAGGGCCAATCTTGAAGTTAGGCTGTCCATGTTAGCGGCGTCTATTAATTCAGTCGACATGCGCCCCATAAAGGCCTTAGCCTTTGGCATAGCTCTTTCTACACCTAGAGTGATTCCGGCTGGAATCCATTTACCGATACGATCTGCAAATAGCCTTGAAGGCGACCCGATTCCTAGAGCACCTTTTACGCCGTCAATTAAGCCCCTAGCCATGCTGCTAAGCCATCCGGTCAATGCTCCCCAGGCTCCGCTGATTCCGCTCCTGATACCGTTTACGATATCAGAGCCTATTGAAATCATTTGTCCCGGTATTTCTCTTACTTTGTTTACAATTCCATTAAAGAATTGCCTTCCCGCTTGAATCGCTTGATTTGCAAAGTTTCCGACAAAGCTTGCCGCTTTTGAAATTGTATTTGATAAAAAGGACCACACTTTTCCTGGTAGCTGCTGGATAAAATTCACCACATTGGTGATGAAGTCTTTTCCTGCCTGAACAGCTTTCTGGATCATTTGTCTTACCCATTCAGCTGTTTTGTTGATTGTGTTTAGTAGCCAGGTCCAGATCTTGCCTGGTAGCTGCTTAAACCAATCCACTACTTTCGATATAAATTGCGGGATGTCCTGCGTTGCGAATTGCACGAGCTTCAATCCCCACTCTACGAGCTTTCCTAGAATGTATCCTACGGCGTACCCGATCCAGTAAGGTATTGTTGTCCCGAAAAACGTTTGAATGTTTGTCACTAGGGTGTTTACACCTTCAGGAATTGTTACCGTAAAAAACTGAACTACTTGTGTAGCCAGGTTCTGTGCTGCTTCCACGAAACTTTGGCACGCCTCTGGAATTGTTACTGTAAAGAAGTTTACGATTCCATCTATGACTTGGCCTGTAGTTTCCTTTATGCCTTCCCATAGATTGATCCAGAATTCTCTGAAGCTGTCGCTTGTATTCCAAAGATATACGAACGCCGCTACTAGTGCTCCGATAGCTACAATCACCAGCGTGACAGGTCCACCAATCACAGCAAGTGCTGCGCTTAGTCCTTCTAGTCCTCCACCGGCCAGTGTAAAGGCTTCGGCCATACTAGCAATCACGCCTGTTCCTGATGATGCGGCGTAGGCTAGGCCATCAATCAATCCAGAGCCTTGTGATACTAAATGTCCGAATGTCTTGATCTTCTTTCCAGCGTCTCCGATCACTTTTGCAATGTTGTTTACGGCCTCGATACTTTTCCATGTTGCAAAGGCTCCGGCTACAGCTGCAATTAAAGGCATTAACTCCTGAATCTTATCTGCTACAGTTTGCACTTTGTCTATAATGTCCGGAAGCTTTTCAATAAAGGTCGCAACGAACTCTCCTACTTTTTCTACAAGAATCGGCAGGATGTCTCTGATTCTCTCTAAGCCGCTCTTCACAAAGCCTAGGGAGTCATTAGAGTCTAGCTTTTGCGCGATAGTCTCTCGCACACTGTTCCAGGCCTCTTGAATCTTCTCTGTTGCCGCTTTGATTGCTTCCGCTGTTGGCGCGAAAAATTCTTTCAGTGCGTTTAGCGCTTTCGGTATTTCTTCTGCAATCCAATTCAATCCGTTTTTGATTACGGACCCGAAGTTTGCAATCATTTCTTGAATTGTTGGCAAGCTGTTATCCGCTAAAAAGTCGTTGAAAGCTGTAATGATGTTAGCTATACCAATTGCAATACGTGCCGACATATTCGTAAAACTTGTCGCAAAGCTTCCGGCCATCTCTTTGGCTTTTCCTGCTACAGCTGGAAAGGATTCCGTTCCGTTTTCTAGGGCGTCCATTAAAGTGTCATTAAATTCTTGCGCACTAATTTGTCCCTTAGAAAAAGCATCTGAAACTTCCGCCATACTTTTCCCAGTTTTCTCAGAAAAGATTTTTAAAACAGGAATTCCTGCGTCAGTCAAACGTTGCCATTGATCTGCAGAAATTTTTCCAGATGCGTTCATCTTTGCGATTGCATCTACTGTATTAGCCAAGGTTTCATTTGTGCCGTCTCCGTAAAAAGATACAGCGTCCATCATGTCCTTTACCATTCGAGTAGACTTATCTAAGCTCAGCCCTGATGTGGCCAGTTTTTGTGTTGAAGTGGCTGCCGTATCTAGTCCGTACGCGGTATCCGTTACAGCGTCACTTAAGTTGTTTACAACCGTTGCAGCTTTCTTGCTGCTTCCTGCTAAAACTCCAATAACTTGTTTAGCTTTTTGCATGGCATCTAATCGGGCGGTTGCTTTTCCGATTGATCCAGATATTAAGTCCCAACCTTTGCTGGCGGCTTTGAATACAGTTGCGCCCACGAAGGTTGACTTTACTTTGTCTGCGAAGGTTTCCGCACTTTTATGCGCTCCGCTAAGACCGCTTTTGTATTCGCTGTCGTCAAGTCCTAGTTTGACTTTAATTGTTCCATCAGCTCCTGATGCCATTTTTCAACCTCCTAGGTTTCTAATCTGGCCAGAAGTTCTGCTTCTATTTCTTGCGGTGTTCTTTCCTTTTCTGGACCCTTATCCTCAGGCAGGCGGTAATACTTTTCTAGGCGCTGCGCGTGACTCTTCTCTTCCCCTTTTAGGTTCGAAGTGTCTCTGGTTCTGTATCCAATAACACGTATAATCATAGTATCGTCGCTTAGAGCGTTGAAAAGTGCCTTGAATTCGAACCAATGAAGTTTGGCGTCTAAAAGATTTATATTGTATTGCTGCCTAAACGCTGCATATATAAGGTCCATATCGTATTCGAACCGATAGCCTTGTCGTCCGTTTGTCTTGGCATAAGATTCTTTAGGCTTTTTGTTGCAAAAATAAAAGCCCATTATTGCATCCCATAGGTCTTTCTGATCGCCTTTAAAAGCGAACGGATTGATTCCTATTAGATCACAAATAACGGGCAGCTTCAGTTCCTCTGGTATTGCGTTATCTTGTATAACGCTGTCAACTCGGACCCAGGTTCTAAAGTCTGCAAAAATGGGGAGAGCCGTTCCGTTAACGTCTATGCTTTCCGGAAGGTCTTCTCTCTCTAGCCACAGCATGTTTTCCTCCATATCGTTTGTCTGCGTATTCTAATGTCCTGTTAAATTTGTCCATAGATTCGCAAAGCTTGTCGATTTTTTTCAGGTTCCTCATCTCTTCTTCCGCAGCTTTTACCTGCTGTTCCTTTAAAAATTCATCCTGAAAGATGCTATGTAATGTGAAGCAAAGTTCAAACTGTGCCGAGCTTCCTTCGTATCCTTTGAATAAAGTTTCAAAGGCTCCATCTCCTAGAATCTTATCAATCAAAGCAGGGCAGTCCTCTAGCGATTCTTTTCCGAATTTGTTTAGAGAATTCTGTTCTGTTGCCCAGTTTTCTAGGGCTTCAATTTTAGAAGTGTCCTTTACATCGACTAAGAATCTGTGTCCGTCAATGTCGATTTCTTTTAATAGCTGCTTTTGTAACTTTAGTTCCATGATGTCCTCCTTATGTTGTTAAGTGCTTTATTCTGTGGCGCTGTCTGCGGTGAATGTTTTCGTTTTAATGTTAAACGTTCCCTTTACCTGATCGCCTTGTTGTGCGAATGATCCAGAGCACATTAGTTTGCCTCCGGCCTCTCCGCTGCCTGGGTTATCTGGTTGCACTTCGTAGATTCTTTGATAAGCTACAAAGTCCCCGGATTTAGCTGTTTTCTCGTTCCATGTTTCCACTTCGACCTCTTCAAAAGTAGAACCGACTCTCTGTTCTTTACCTTGCAAGTATACCCAGTAGTTAAATGCATCCCCTGGATACGCTCGGCCCTCGTATGAAACTGTAGGCGCGTATCCTGTAACCTGGCTTTGGCTTCCGGCTTCTCCGATATATTGCACACCGTCGTCTGTCGTAGCGTTCAAGGCTTGCTCCCAGTTTGTCAATCCTTTATTGGCTAGAACGTAGCTCTCTAATCCTGTGAATTTGACATAATGTAGGTTATCTTCGACCTTTAGTTCTCTGTTTGGTAGTTCTGCTGCCATTATTCAAACCTTCCTTTCTTTTCGTAGGTTAATGTCATGGAGCAATAGAAAGTTGAAAGCGCCGCCTCTTCTCCCGTGTAGTCTGAAGGAAGCGTTGTGAGTGCGACTTCTTGCGGTGTAGCTTCGTCAAGTGCTAGATTTGGGAAACCTTGCGCCTCTTCTTCCGCGAGTGCCTGTACTAGTGCATACAGGATTCTGGATAAGTCCAGGCGTGCTTTCGTGTCCTTTCTACTTGCTTGAATATAAATTTCAAATGGGTAAGTAGCCCTGTAGCCACCGCCCAGATAGTGTTCTATTTCTTCCGTGTAGCCACTACTTTTGAAAAGCAAGGCGGTGTGCTTAGAGTCATTGAAGTACTCCAGGCACCACGGTATGTTGTTGATGCTGATTGAAGAAAAAAAACTATACAATCCGTCTTCAATCTGTTTTACGTCTTCCAGCTTTATGATCTTCTTTTCACTCATCTGAATTCCCCCTTAAAAAACTTTTTAGCGCCTTCCATCCAGGCGTTCTTTCGTGCCTTCAAAGTTTTAGGCCACCACTTCGAACCTCCTTGTCTATAACTCAAATTTCGAGTTGTATAGACTTTTGTTTCTCCGTGTTTAGCCCACGGACTGTGGCTATGGATTCCAATCATCACTCTTCCTGTATGTAGGAGGTGTGCGTATGGTGTGTCCCATATGATCCAGTCGTTATCCTGTGCCGCCCATCTTAAAGCAGAGGTTCTCAGCGTTCCTTTTCTGATAGGCACGTTTTTGTTCGTGTCTTGAACGATAAGCTGCTTTAGCTTCAATCTAGATCGGCGGAGCGCTTTGGTTCCTCTGGCCTGTAGCTGTGCCACCGGGATATCGACTATAACTTTTAGATGATACTCACTCACATGTTACCTCTATGAATTCCGGCGTATTTCTCAAGGGATTTAGAATATTCACATTTGTGATCTCGTAAATGTCGCCGTGTACTTCGATACGGTCCCCGGTTCTGAGCGTGAACTGCTTGTCTGGCGTCTTAAATTCTGAAGGGGAAACTAGAACCTTGTCCGCCTTATAATCGTTCACGTCTATCGTTATGAGGATCGTATCGGAATTACTGGCGCCCGTCTGTCCATAAGTCCTGGCTTTTGTTTTGGAAACCTTTACGTGTTGGACCGTTACTGTTGACGTATTTTCTTCCAGGTTTTCTTCGCCTAGAATGTTCATGACTTTTATTGTGTGCGGCCTAAGCCATCTCGGGCTTTTTACCATACCGCCTGGCAGGCTAGTCCTGCTTTGAGTAATTGGTAGTCAAGCTCTGATATTGCTAGGCTAGATAATGGTATGTCATGGAACCTTATCGTTTTTGCATTATCTACGGAATACGAGAAGCCGCTAGTGGTTGCGCCTGTGAAGTTCATATCACTAGAGCCTACGAAGCAATCCATGCCGCCATGTGCTTCTATGAAGTCAATCTGGTATAGGACTGCTTTTTTTAGGTCCATGTCGTAATCTTCCAAAGCCTGAACTTTCCAGTATGGAATCTTCTCTCGAATGTATGCTTCTAGAAGACTTTCGGTTCTTGGTTCTATTTGTGAATACTCTTCTTCATCGTGTAGCGTTCCACCTAAGGCTGCGTATTCCTCAAAGCTTAGGATCATGCTTTATCTCCTTATGCTGCGATAGGAGCTACTTGTACATTACGGAATACACCGGCTTTTGTTGTATCTTTTGAAACGATAGAAGCAATCATTTCTACTTCACCTTTTTTAACCGCTCCAGGTTCGCTTAAGTTTGGCATATATTGACGAATGATTTTCTGTCCTTGTGGACTTACCGCATGCACGGCATCCAATCCGAATTTTACAGCGTAAATGCTTGTTGTTCCTGTTGAATCGTCGATAGGTACGCACATTACAGATTTAGTTCCGTTGTAGTATTCTCCCATGTCAACGATTGCGATTCCATCGTAGTTGTCTACACTTTGGCCGAAGCTGTTCTCAGATCTTGTGTAGTATCCTTGCTTTTTAGCGATTGTTTTTAAAGCAGTAGCTGTCTTGCGGTTTACTAATAAAGCATCTGGTTTTACTGAGAAAGTTGATAACCAAGAATCCAATGCAAAAGTGAAGGCATCTGCGTTTTCCTTGATTTTTGCTGCTGTCGACAAATCAAAGGCTGCAGCTTCGTTTTTCTCTTCCGTATTTGTCCCCTTTACTAATACATCCAAACCGTCAAAGCTTGTGTTATCTGTTGCAGCTGTTCCTTTGGCTGTTGACTTTCCGTTAATGAAGTCATAGTGGAACTTGTTCTTTACTGCAATGATTTTCTGAGCTAATTGAAATGCAATTTCTGAGCTAGCTGCTGTGTCTTCTAATACACGGTCTACTTCGTAGGCTCCACCGAAGATTTTTAAGTTTGTAGTTTTCTGATTCTTTACAGCTTCTCCTGCTGTGTATTCGCTATTCAATTTACGACCTTCAGCCACGGATGGTGTTTTTAATTGCAAATAGCCATAAGTTAATGTCGAGCCACCTGTTCCTGGTGATACTGCGTTATCGAAAGTTAAACGATCCAAAATAAAAGAGTCCCTGCGGAACTCGTCAATGACCTGCTGGTCTACGTGATCGGCTAAACCGACTTTTGATTGCTCTAATGTAATTGGCATCTTTTAGTTCCTCCTATTTTTTGTAATGTTCTGAAATAGCTGCAGCTAGAGTTGTTGGTGCCTCTGGTTTCGGACTTTCTCCGTGATCTCCACCAAGTTTTACATCGTCACCTTTTGGCTTGTTTGACTCTGCCGCCTTAAATAAGAAGCTGTCCTCTTTTTTGATAGCTTCGATTTGTTCGTCAAGTCCTGTTAATTTTCCATCCTTATCAAACTTGATCTTGTCTTTATCTAGTAACCCCATTAAGGCCTTTTCAGATAAGGTTCCAGATTTCGCAATTGCAAGTTGGATTGCGCTGTCAAGTCTTGCGCTTTCTAAGTCCTGGTTGTATTTAATTTTCCAGTTCTCGACGTCTGTTTGTAATTGTTTTACGTCTACTCCTTCAAAGTTTTTAATCTTGTCAGTCAGTTCTCGAATGCGCGTATCCTTTGCTAACTGTTCTGCATCATACTTTGACTTCGAGACGTATTCTCCTGAGGCAAGGTTTGCTAATTTTACGGTTTTATTTCCTTCTAATTTAGCTGCAACCTGTGCATACAATTCCTCACCTAAGATCTCTTTTAAAAACTCCATTTCGTCCTCCTGCGTTTTTTATATCTGGTTCACTCCAGTATTGAGTCCGGCCTTTTATATCCCGTGCCGAGGGGTAGCTAAGCCTTTTAAACGCCGTGCTTAGGGCATAATAAAAACCGCGCCATTCCTAGCACGGTTCTTGTCCTTGTTTAGTTGTGTTCTATAGTACTTCCGCAATTCCTTTTGCAAGTCTTGCGGCTTTCTGCATCAAGCTGTTTTCTTCTAGGTATTCTAGCCCCTTAAGGGTTATCCTGATACCCTCTAGCCCTTCAATGTTTGGTGTTTGGTCTCCTATGTATTGGATCACCTGGAATCCCTCAACGTATCCATTTTTCAGTAGCATGCCTAGAAGTGCTTTTCTCTTTGGCTCTGTGATGCTTAGGTTATCCGCTGAAAGTCTTCGGATGTCTACGACCTCATAGTCCATTGATTTTTGCAGAATCTAATTCGATTATTTCCTTTACTTTTGACAAAGGTTCAAGGATGCACCCTCCGTCTTTTGTATATATCTCTATTTCGTCTACGTCGTTAAAGCTGTCAACGTCTGAAATAAAAACTGAGCATCCTTCTACAATGTCTCCGTCGTTAAATATCACACGGGATTTTTCAAGGCTCCAGGCTTCCATGAATTCATCTTTGGTCAGTGTTTTCATTCTTTTAATACCCCTTTCGAAGGAAACTCAGGTACTGCATGAAACCCCTTATCCTTTGAATAATGGACTCGGAAGTATTTTGTTTCTATTTTGGCACCTGTATCTCTATTTACAGCATACCCTATTACCTTGTCACAGTCTAGTATTGTTTCACAGTTTTGCCAGTCCTGATTCTTATCATATTGATTAATACCCGTTTGCGCGTATTTTAGAATGATTTCTTTTAGCTCTTCCCTTGAAACTGTAAAGTATGACGGATACTTTCCTACTTTTATTGAATCTTTGTACTGCTTTGTACCCTGATAGTGCTTATCTTGTTTTGACGCAAAGTCCATCTTGTATCCTGTCAAATCTTCTTTTTTGCTCAGCTTGATCACTTTAGCTTTCGGTGTTCCACTGTCATTTTTAACCTGTGTATTGGCCTTAGTCGTGATGCGCTTCTTCGGTATTCTCACAGGCTTGTAAGGTCGGCCTTTTGTTCCGCCTATCTTCTCGGCTGAGTAATCTCGTTTCAGATACCCGTTAGAAGCGTCCACAAGCTCCTTCAGTCTCATCTTGTTGTATTTATACCAGTAATCTTCTTTCGTCGTATCTAGCCCTGCTGCAGCTTTCACACGGCGGTCTCTGTCCCATTTTCTCATTTTTCTTTCATAGGACCTTTGCTTTTGTTCCATTTGGTAGACTCTGTCATTCTCGTATGGCTTTACAAGTTGGTTGTAATCCTCGCTTATTCCTGGAAAGTATGCAGTAAACGAATGCCTACAGTTCCATCCACCAAGTCCTGCGCCTGTTCCGTATCCTGTGGCTTCATAAAAATTCTCATAATTTCCTTCCGGATAGTTTACCCAGAACACTTTTCCTTGCCAGGCTGCGTGGCTTGGTCTGGCTCCCATGTGGGCACTTGTCTGTACTAGGTTTATATCTAGCTCATCAATGACTGATTTCTCGCATGCCAGGGCGTTCTGGTTTACTGCGGTTCGTACTGCCAATCGAACGGCCGCCTCGATTGATCGTTGAGCACCGCTTGGGTAGGATACTTTTGTTAGGCCTTCTCTGCATAGCTTGTCTATTGTGTTTGCGGTTGCTTGCTCTAGTGAGTAAGCTCCGCTTGATACCTGAAGATAAGCCATGTCGTAGTATCTCATAAAAGTGTCGCTAGCCAGTTGAGCTGTAGTCCTTGTAAGGTTCTGGATGTCTCCCCACAGTGCTGATGTTCCTTTTTTGATCTGATCCGAAAACTCTAAGCCACTTGTGTCGTATCCTCCAGCCTCTAGTCTGTCGAATGTGTCGCGGATACTTTTATAAGCGCTCTGTTGCATGATCCGGTCGACTTCTTCTTCGGAAGTGTGTAGTATTTCAGCTAGTCTTTTGTTAATCCAGTCTTGCTGGAGTCCTAGCTGCTTTAGCTTGTTGTTTAAATACTCCGTGGTGCTTGTCATAGCGTCCTGATTCATCTTGATCCGCTCCGCTATGTCCACCAGTATTTCTGTGGCCAGTTCCTGATACAGTTTTTCTAGGTCGTCACCTACGTTCTGTAGGTAGTTTGGTTCTAGCATTAGGCTTCACCCTCTGGCTCCTCGTCGTCTTGTGTTTCATCTTGCTGGAAGAACATACTTTGAATTCTGTCTGCCGGGTTCTCTATTTCTCCGGTCATCTCTCTGGCTGTTTCTTCGTCCTCTCCGTAGTATCGGACGCGATATTCCCATTTCTGTAGGATGCCGGCCGAGATTTCCTGAAGCATTCTTAGACGTTCCGCTTCCTCGTCTGAAAACATAGTGTCATCAAATTGAATTGTGACGCGAACGTCTGGATCAAGCCCGGATATGTGGCACTTCTCTTTGCCTAGGGTGATAATTGATCTCGTTAGCTCTGTAAGGGCGTCCTGGATTGCGATACGTTGCTTCCAGACGCTTTCTGTTAGCTCTTTATTGCTAGCACGAACCTGCGTTGCTGTGGTCATGTTCTGGATGCTGAACTGGTATCTGTTCTGACCAAGTCCGCATTTACTTGATAAAAGATTTAGATTGAATTGAACGTTCTCTTTGTTTTCGTCAACTCGAAGGCTTGGATTGTACTCCTCAAAGAGTCGAGGCTTGTCTGGGCTTACTTGTGTTCCCGTACTTACGTATAGGGATTTCTCCAAAGTTGCACCAACGTCTGGTTCTTGCCTTACTGGTACTCGCTCGCCTTTATCGTTTAGCGCGTAGGCTGTTGGCTTCATGCTGAATAACGCCTGATCCATGAAAACCTTCTTTTTTCCTAGCAGGGTATCCATGAATAGATTGTCGTACGCCAAGTCGCAGCTTTCTAGCATGTCGATTGCGTTTGCGTAGATCGACATCCCTAATGGTACGTCTGCTATGTTGTTTTCTATATTGGGCTTTAGGATCACAAAAGGCTTACAAGGCAATTTATAGCTGATTGCTTCGCCGTGTGGTGCTGATACTCTTTCATAGCCTACGGCGTCTCCTGCCACGTTGTTGATCTTGAAGTAATGGTTGTAGATTTGGTAACCTTCTTGCTCTTGCTTGAAGACCTGGATGTACATGAAACGCTCCCCGTTTTGTGTGTACTCGCTAGCCAGTGCAATTTCTGAGATATCTTCCTCGTCATAGGTCAACGGCACTATTTTCTGCGCGTCCTTGATAGCTTTGATTTGTACGCTCTGTGCACTTAGCTGCCCTTTGTTTACTGTTGGATTTACAAGATTCAGATAGAAGCATACGGTCCCTTGTGCGAATTCTCTCTCGACTGCTTTATTTCCTAGCTTCCAGAACTTGCTGTTTCCTAAAACTCCACCGTTCTGGTCTTCTTTGTCTCCAGTCAAGAATTCTTGTGTGGCGTCAGTTCCATGTTCGTTGCACTCCACCAGGATTCTGGTTTTATCGTTCAAAAGCAAATCAGCCCAATCTTCGCAGATTTTCTTAGCCATTCGCATTTGCTTACGTTTTACTTGTCTGCTGTTCCCGCTTTCGTTCTTGATCTCGTATTTATGAAAATCCTGAACGTAACCTTTCCACCAATCGTTCCAGAATTGAATTTTGTTGTAGTAGTCTTGGACTTCCTGGCTCACAGGATATCCTAAGTCCTTTAGTATTGTGAATAAAACTTTCATTTAAGTACTCCTTCCCGTGATCAGGTCCATATATGTTGACCAACTGTAAAAATGGGCGTCGAATGTATCGACGTCGGTTGTAAAATCATCCAGAATCTTGTCTTCCTTCGATTTTGTATCGTATAGGGCCGTGCTCAAGCTTTCGACCACCATAGGTACTGCCTGGAACTTCATCTTGTGTCGGTTTAGTAGCATGTTGTAGGTCAGAATCCTTGTCTTTCCGTCTATCTTGCGGCAATCCACCACATTGGTTGGGAAGCCTGCCCTTTGTACGGCTACTCGTATACTGTTCAGAATTACCTGTTCGGCGTTGTCGACAAAAATTGTAGATACCACGTATCCTTGCTGCCATAGGCTGCGTAGCATGTCTACTGTTTCTACACATAGCCTTTCTGCATCTATCGTTCCTTTTGAGTGGATGATCTTTCGCTCTGCAAAGGTTACAATCTCAGAAAGGTCTGCCGTGATTCCCGTTACGATCAGGCTACTATGTGAACGTGTTCCACCTATGTCCAAGCCTATGTTGATCATGTTAAAAAGTGGGAGTTCTCCTTTGACTTCCCACTCGTCTGGATTGTCTGCAAACTGTGGAAAGAGTAGCCCTTCCGCGTTGCACCATTCTCCTAGTATGTATCTGTTGTATAGGACTGTCCCTCGATATTCGAGTTTCAAGTTTTCCACGAATTCCTGCGGCAGAAACGGGTTGTCTTCAATCGTGTATTTCTGTCGGAAGATGTCGGCTCCTGATTCTAGAAACTTTAAAAACCAATGGTTCTTGTTGTCCGGGTTGCATGTTCCGTCAAAGCAACTATACGGTTTATCTAGACGGGACTTTAGCATGTCAAAAACTTTCTTATTCCAGGTTACGACTTCATCCCCGTAGCAGTACGCTACTGAGGCCCCCTGTATCTTTGTAACCTGGCTTTCTTTGTCTGCGCCTATTGCGTAGCAGTTACGCCCGAATAGTCGCACCGTGTTGTCTGGTCTTACTCTTCCAACTAGTTCTGGGCCATACAATTCTCGCATGGGTTCTAGAACGTTTCTTTCAAGTGTTGACTTCGTGTTTCCTATGAGGAACACGTGGCCTGGAAGGCCCTCTATAGCTCGAATCCGTTTCGGGATGATGTAATAGTCCAGCCATGTCTTTCCGCTACGTGTAGCCCCTTCTTTTATGTTCCAGCGGCTTGGTTTATGATTCCAGAACTCTTTCTGTTTCTCAGTTAGTTCCACTATCGTCTCCGGCTACTGTGTCCATAGCTTTCAATAAAAGATCCAGTTTCGTAATCTCTTTAGAAGGGTCGCCTTGTCTCTTGATCTGTTCAGCCTGCGCGTTCATCAGCTTCATTCTGGCTCTGTCTAGACTTGTGACAGGTTGCTGTCCTGTAAGGTCTCGAACGAATTCTGCAGCTCGTACGTCTCCGCTTGTGGCTTTATTGAACATGGATGCGGCTAAAAGCATTTGATTGCTGAGCTCCTCATCTTCTAATCCCATGTCGATCAGCTTCTTTTTGTTTCTATCGCTTGGCTCCAACTCTAGGATTGCAGCTAGGCATTGTTTTAGCTTCTTTTTCTTTTTCTGGACTTTCTGGCTTGCGGCTCCGCCTTTGCGTCCCATCTCTGCAGCATTCTCTTTCGTGAATGGTTTCAGGTTTTGCATAGGGTCTTTGCGCTGTCTAGCCGCTTCGCTTTTTGTGCGTCCTGCTTTTCCCTTAGCCGGCATCTGATATCAGCTCCGCCTGTTCTCCGGTGTAATCTTCCCAGCGCTTGATAATTACATCGGCATAGTGTGGATCATACTCCATCATGAAGCACCTCCGTCCTAGCTGTTCGCAAGCCATAAGCGTGGAGCCTGAACCTCCGAATAGGTCCAGCACGTTTTCTCCAGTTCGGCTGCTGTTCTTGATCTGCCTTGCAACCAGTGGAATTGGTTTCATGGTTGGATGCAGATCGGATTTCGTGGGCTTCTTCTCGTCCAGAATCGTTGTGTCCTTGCACCCCCCAGGATTGATTTTAGAAGGTCTTTAAGCTCGTCCTTCTTCATGCTGTCAATGTCCAGGTTCTCTGTATCTTCGAGTACGGTTACAAGGTTTCTAGTGTTGACGAAGTAATGGGCTGCGCCATCTTTCCATCCGTAAAGGCACGGCTCGTGTTTCCACTGGTAGTCTTGGCGACCCAGTGCGAATGTGTTCTTGTTCCAGATCAAGGTTTGTCGGATGTTTAGGCCTGCGCGTTCTGCTGCTTCCAGAAAGTTCTTACTTTGTGTGGATGCGTACCAAATGTAAAATGCACCTCCGGCCTTGAGCTGTTCTGTCATGTTCTCGAAGGCTACTTTTAGAAACTCGATAAAGCCCTCGTCGTCTTCCCATGAGTCGTTATCAATGACCAGTCCGTCGGTTCTTCGGTGTAGCTGCTTAGCCTCTGAAGGTCTCATATGCTGTCCTAAGGCTACGTTATACGGTGGATCAGTTACGACCATATCCATGGTAGCGTCGCTGCAAAGCTTTTCTACATCCTGGCGTTTGGTACTGTCTCCGACCATCAATCTGTGCCTTCCTAGCATCCAGCATTGTCCTCTTTTGGTTGTTGGCTCTTCCGGAATCTCTGGCTCGAAGTTGTCGTCCTCTGCGATTTGTTCGTCGAATGTTTCTGTCTCAAATCCGAAAGGCTCCATATCAAAGTCCATGTTGTCTAGCTCTTCCAGTTCAAACTGTAAAGCGTCAAGGTCCCATTGAGCGGCCTCTGCGACTTTGTTATCTGCCAGTCGGTAGGCTTTCACCTGTGCTGGTGTTAAATCGTCGGCCTGGATGCATGGCACTGTCTCAAGGCCTAGCTTTTGTGCTGCCTTCCATCTCGTGTGTCCTGCGATTATGATCAGGTCTTTATCCACCACAATCGGTTGCTTGAATCCGAACTCGTCTATAGATGCTGCGACTAAATCGACGGCATCTTCGTTGAGTCGTGGGTTGTTCTCGTAAGGCTTCAGGTCGCATGTTCTTATGTCTGTAATGTTCATGTGTGTTCACCTCTGTTGTATTAAAAAAGAAGCGTTAGCAGCTTCTTTGTTGTCTATGATTACCCGGAGCGCTGAAAAGAAAATAAAATTGATGTCCATGATTTATCGTAGCTGATGTTTGACGTTGATGTTGTCTGGAAAGCACTCGTTTTTTATAAAGGAGGACGCTCCGGGTAAAAGAAAAGAGGGCCCTTTTCTATCGGTCCTCTTTTACAAGTACTAATATACCACCCGAAAGCGGTTTACAGTGTAAACTCTTCAATCTTTTGTCAGGTTTTTTACCTCTGCCATTAGGTGTTTGTACATTCCTTGTCTTGTGTATCCGTATTTCTCAGCTACATCCACGGCCTTGATTCTATGAATGTACAGATCCCATAGAATGTTCTGGTCTTGCAAATCGAGTAGCTCCGTCCATCTTAGGTCCATCAGTCTTTTCTGGAAGTGATGCAGTTCTTGTTCCTTAGCTGATATCTCCTCGAATAGTCCGAGCGGGCTGTGGTACTGATGCTGATATGTCGGCATAGGCCACTTGCTTCTTTTCTGTTCTGCGGTCAGTTCGATTCCACCAGACTTCGCAAGACCTGTCGTCTGGTGGTTTAGTACTTCCAATTCCTGATTCAATTCAATCAAACGGTGGCAGCAGTAGCGCACCGTTTTTAGTTCTGGAATTAATTCGTCGTAAGTCATGTTTTACCTCCTTAAAGCTTCGATCAGGGCTTTTTGTGTTATGTTCTTGTGTTCTAGTGCATCCAGCATGTCCTCGTCTACTGTGCCTCTAGCTACGATCTGATAAATTGTCACGTTTTGTTTCTGCCCTTGTCTGTAGATTCTGGCATTTGCCTGCTGATACAGTTCAAGGTTCCAGTTTGGAAGTGTGTACCAGATTGCGATATGTCCACCTCGTTGAAGGTTAAGCCCGTGTCCGGCGCTGGCTGGATGCAAAAGCAGCACGTCTATCTTTCCGTCGTTCCAGTCCTTGACATCTTTTTCACTGTTTAGACTTCTTACTTCGATCTTTTGCTTTTTCAGATGTTCTGTGATGCGTTTCAGCTCGTGCTTGAAGTAGTAAAACACCATCACTGGGTTCTGATTCGCGGATTCGATCAAGTCGTCTAAAGCCTCAAGTTTAGCTGCATGAAGGGTTGCTACTTCTTCGAGCTTATTTCCTAGCTGATCACGTTTATAGATTTCTCCTGATGTCATTTGTAGCAGCTGACCGCATAGCACTCCAGCGTTGGCTGCTAGCAGTGATTCGTTATTATCTAGTTCCAGAACCTTCTCACGTTTGAAAGCGTGGTATTCTGTCATCGCTTTTTGAGGTAGTTCGATTGATTTTTTTAAGTACTGAACCGGTGGAAGTTTGGCACAGTCTGCCTGATCCAGACTCATGCATACGTCACCTATTTTCTTGTATATCTTTTCCTCTGCGTCTGGTCTTGGCTTCCAATCGTATACGGTCATCCCGTTTCTTCTTCCTGGAATTAGATATCTTTCTCGAAACTGAGTTAGTGTTCGACCTAATCTTTCTCCCTGGTCAATCAAATATATCTGGCTCCAAAGGTCCGGGATTCCTTTCGGGGCTGGTGTTCCGGTTAGGCCTATAAATCTGTCAGCTAGTGGCATAACTTTTCTTAGGGCTCTGAACCTCTGGCTTTTTGGATTCTTGAAAGTTGATAATTCATCAATCACTACCATGTCAAAGTCAAAGTATTTGTTGTCTACTAGCCAGGTAACGTTCTCTTTACCTATGAGGTAAATGTCTGCCTTTTGTTGCAGTGCCTTCTCACGTTGCTTTGGTGTGCCCGCTATGATTGAATAGCTCAAGTCCTTAGTGTGACTCCACTTTTCTATTTCTTCCGGCCACGTGCTTTTTATTACGCGCACAGGGCCTATGATCAGAACTTTTTCTATGTCGATTAGTTTTAGAAGGCTAATGATCGTTAGCGTGGTTACAGTCTTTCCGGCTCCCATAGGGAGAAGAAGGCCACACTTCTTATGATCCAGTCCAAAGTCGATAGCCTTCCTTTGATAGCTGTGTGGTTTAAATTCTGTCAAAGTGTCGCTCCTTCGGTATGATTCCAGACCGCATCAGATTTGTTAATTCGTCCACCTGGGCTTTTGTGCTGATGCAGTATACTTTCATACCTGTTGCCCGTATTTGGGCTACTGTGGCTTTTTGTAGGGCCCTAGGCTTACCGCCTGGTCTTTTTACTTCTACAAAAAACGCCTTTGAATTATATGTGATCAGTCTATCTGGCACGCCTGCGTTTCCTGGGCTTACAAACTTCCAGGCTTTACCGCCTAGTGCTGATATCTTTTTGATCAGATAATTTTCGACTTGATTTTCTTTCATTTCTGGAAGAACTTCTTTTGAAGTTCGCGGTACCGCTCGGCGCAGTCTGGACATAAATCGTTTTTGTCAATTGTTGTGATCCAGCCCTCTGGAAGGCCTTTCCAGATTTCGATTGTTTTTCCGTTCTCGATCTTGCTCTTTTCGATTCCCACTGATGTCTCTTTTCCGCATCTGTCGCACTTGATATAAAGTCTATTTTCTTTCATGTTCTATTCCTCCTCTAGCCTTTTGGCTTGTCTTTCCTGTTTTGCTTGAATGATGTCTTGAATTTCATATTGGCTGATTTTATAAAATTCAATAAGCTGATCCATACAAATCAACACATCCGCCATTTCTTCGATTAGGTTATTTCTTAGTCCTTTGAATTCTAAGGGTTTTGTTTTTTCTTCCGGATTGCGTACCAGTTTAGAAATCGCCTTTTGCAGTTCTGCTAGTTCTTCCATAGCGACTAAGCTCTGTCTTTCGATTCCGTATCGCTCTAGTGTCTCATATCTGATTTTCTTATCAAAGCAAAACCATACAAATTTATTTTTAAGATCTTCTACTTTATCTATGATGACTTGCATTTCTGTGTCTCCTTTTCTGTTTGATTTTTAGGGGGTGGCAACGATGTGTCGCAGGCAACGCTTCTTAAACTTTATATATATACACTATATTTTCTCGCGCGCATATATACATGCTTGTACTGTATTACGCTATATATTATATATATTTATTAAGTTAGATAATTTACAGTTGTCACCGTTGTCAGAAGTAGCTTAGCTCCTTATTTTATGCGGTTTTAGCCCGGCAACGCTCTATCAGTTTAACCGTTGCCAGTCCGTTGCCGCCGTTGTCACCTTGTTTTTCTGCGTGCGTTGTCAGCGTTGTCAGGCTACTGGCTGTACTTGTGCGCCTCTTTTGGCCTAATATAGGCTTTCTGGCGTCCGTAAACTCCACCAAATCTCAACGGATTTTTTGCCCTGATCCACCCTAAACTTTCCATGATTGCCTTGAGTTCTCTTTGGTCCGCAGGTGTAAATTTGTTCTTTGATCCGTTCAAAACTTCGCACCATACCTCTAGCAGGCATACTTGTCCTCGTTCCTCTGTTCCCTCATTTTTCGGGTCTTCCAACCATTGGGTTCTGGCGTATAAATCCATATCTTTCCAGCCCTCTGGTAGCTTTCTGTCTAGATAATCACGGACCATATCTTCCCGGACGCTGGTGAACGTGTGCTCTTTTTGCATCTGTTCGGCTCCGGTCAAAGCCTCGCCCTGAAGATATAGTTTTTCTCCGTCCTTGAATCTTTGCTTAGCTTCGGCCCAGATCTGGTCTCGTTCTTTTGGCAGATCATCAAACACGACTTTCTTCGCTTTCGATATATCTGTATTGATTGGCCAGAATCTTCGGTTCCCTGTGTAGTCCCTTAAAAACTCATCGTCATTTGTGGTACCGAAAAACACACACTGTCTTGGGTTGTCTGTAACTCGTCTTGCGTAGGCTTTTCTGTATCGGTCGTCCCTTTTACTTATAAATTGCTTCATGGACTCAATGTCGGCTTTTCTGGCTGCAGATAATTCGGACCATTCAATCACCCATGATCCATGCAGAGCTTCGTATCCTTCTTTGCCTGCAATCGTGGTTATGCTGTCACTGAACCAATCTCCGCCCATGATGCTTAGCATGTGGCTCTTTCCGATTCCCTGGTGTCCTACTAAAACGGGCATATAATCCATTTTGCATCCTGGTGTGTAGATTCTGGCCACGGCTGCGGTAAAAGCTTTCCTTGCGACCGCTCTGCTGTACTCTGAGTCCTCGCTTCCTAGATAGTCTATAAATAGAGTGTCTAGTCTTGGTATGCCGTCCCACTCTAGTGTGTCCAAGTAGTCCCTTACTGGGTGAAAGCTGTTTCTCTCCTGAACATAGGCTATAGCGTCATCCACTTTTCCTTTTGCGACAATGTTGTATTTCTTTTCTAGATAATATCTGAAGCTTGCGTCGTCCGTATCCGTCCAGGTCGGGTCGCTTGGGTTGTAGTTCCACCAGGGCAGGTTTCCTTTCTTGACAGGTTTCTGTGCGAATAGATCGTTGCCTCCGACTCCGTTTTTAAGCTTTGGATCATTTAAAAGTATGCGGACTATGTTGTCTGTAGTCGGCTTGAAGTTTCCCTTCCTGTCCATGTCCATAGCATCCAGCCAGTCCTCGTTTACTCCTTCTTTACTGTCTTCTACCCCTTGCGAACCCCTCGCGGTATCGTCCTTGAAGTCGTCCCAGTCCTCGTGAATCTGTTCTTTCTTGTCATCTATAAGCTGCTTCCGGGTGCCCTCGTCGTGTTCCATTAGTTCGAGCATGCGTTCTGTGCTTGCTGAATCGTCTGGCCACTTGTGTATCCTTACAAGGTCATAGGCGTTGCATAGCTGCTGCCCTGTTGGGTCTGTGTTGTGATTGCTGTAAGCGTACTTATCGTCATATATAACTAGGCCTCCGGCTGTTGATCCGTTTGTATAGGTCCAGCGGTTCGGGTCCTCTGTCGGCGTGTATTCCTCTGGAATAAACGTCTCAATCGCTTCTTGGATCGTGTAGGCCCTGCAGAAGGCGCCAATCCATCCGGACTTAGTTAATGGGTCCTCCTGATGTCTTATGTCGCTGTGATGCAGTTCTGTCTCTCTGTTAGAGCGAGGCCAGTAGCTGATGTCATGCCAGTCTCTGTACTGCGCCAGGATGTCATCCGGATTCAGGTACGCATTTCTATCTCCTAGTTCTTCACAGATGTATTCCCCGTCCTTACTGGTGCTAGGCCAGAACATCATTCGTGCTGGCTGGTAGGTCGTGTCGTCGAAGTATTCCATTCCGATTGTACTTGCAATCTTTCGAGCGATTGCCTCGTACTCTTCCGGTGATACTCCTCTTTTTAACGGGATAATCCATCTGTATTTTGGTTTTTCCGGTGTGTGTTTATGCGTGGAATATATCACGCTGCAAAAGTCACACGTCAATCGAATTAAATCTAGAAAGTCTTTATTCGCAAAGTCAGCATCCAGTGTGACCATGCTACGTGATAGAACGCTTTGATTGTTTCGTCTGCCGTCTTTTAGTTCTCCGGCTACAAAGCCACCGACATCCTTGATATTGGACTGCCGGTCCTTTGTCATGTTCTTGTACTCTTCCACCGTTTCTTTTGTTCTGGTTGTAAAGAGCAGTTTTTTTGTGAATTCATCCCAGGACATCTCCTGGTTGAAATATTGTCTTTGCTTTCTATTCTTGCAGGTTGCTATTGCATACATCCTTCAGCCTCCAGTCTATTCTTCCGCTATAGGATAGCCCCTAAAAGTGGGATTCGTTACCAGATAAATATCTAGATGTTCTCTTTTGATTCCTAGAAGCTT